GAGTTATGAACCCAATATAAACGAATCTTTTCACCAACCTTAATGGAGGAAAACGATGAGAAGGTTGTAGGCGGAGCCGGAGGTCTGCCGATTTTTATCGAAGCGCTACTATTGGCAGGATACCACTTAGATTTATAGCTATTATCATTTACAGCTCTTGCTCTGAAATAATAAGTTTCGCCAGGATCTAGACCGGTAATAATGATTGAATTCGTTTCCGTAGTCGCAGAGCTAACACTTGTTCTGTCGAAATACGAATAATCAGTCGTGTATTCAACCTCGTAACCGTCAGCATAAGGGACAGCAGGCCAATCAATGCGAACCGAATTATAAGAAATAGCTTTAAGAACTGTGAATTTAGTTATTGCAGTGGGAATTGGTGTGGTTTCGGAAGAATATTCAGACCAATCCGAAGTACCATACACATTAGAAACTTTTATCCTACATTTATAAGTATGTCCGGCAGAGTAACTAACCTGAAGAACCGCTTGCCCATAGCGTGTACTAATCGTTTGATCGACACTTACCGTCGAATTATCTCGTACAACTTGAAACCTTACATTTTTGATACTACTGGCAAGATTTGTTACAGTGGCTTTGAATACATAGTTTTCGGCTGTGACTGTAGGTGCTCCTGGTTTGGTGGGAACTGACTGTTCCTGAGTTGGGATTGGAACATTAGCCGTGACCGTTACAGGATTGAAATATTTAGACGTCTTTGTCTTCTTATTAACCTTAACGGTGTAAGACTTTGAAATCGGACGTATTTGGAATATTATTTTTACAGCTGGATCTGGAGGGTCGTACGTCGCTCGTACAATATCTCTTCCTACAGAGGTCCAGCTGGAATCCATGATGGGTTTCGTAGAATTGGCTGGATAATATCCCCATTTGTATTCATACCCACTACAAGCCTGAACAGTGCCACTTCCAGGTATATTCTTTTTCGGTAGGGAAACTGACAGCTTCTTCCAAGAAGCAAAATATGTTCTATCAGTCCCGGCCATCTTGAGGACATTAACGTCTGGGACCGTAATTTTTACGAGCGCTAGGTTGCCAAGTAACTCCATTTTCGTCGCCACGTATTATACCCTCCCTTCAATTACAGTTTCACGAACCAGGGTTTCAATTGCCTGAACAATGTTACTGCCATCATCATATGTAATTCCATTTACATTGTAATTGTTAGGCTGAATGTTGCCGATGTCATTTCGAAGTTTTGAAATCGCATTGACAACATCACTTGCTGAAGCCCCATTTTGAATTTCAGAAATAGATCTGGCAACCATTGAAGAGCCATTTACTACATCAGGAGACACGGATAACGTTCTTGTAGCTCCTAAAGATTTGTTTAGTGAAGATAAACCAGAATGAACATTGTTCAGGTCAAGAACCGGGCTGATAACAGGTTCATAGGACAAATCCTGATCGAAAGCTTCGGCTACCGCTGAAAGTTGATTTACCATAGCATCTTTTACAGATACTGCCAAATTTTTAGCACTTGCCGCTGCTGACGGTAAACTCTTGTCAATACCTTTGATCAGACCAAGAACCGTCATCTGACCGTTCCACATCATTACTCTCGATGGTGAATGAACTTGCAAGAGAAGCGCCCTTTGCATATAACGCGCCTCGTCTAGACTCTAACCCTGATAGTATACCGCTTGCCGTATAACTACCAGCAGAATGGAATTCTCCACGCTTAGACTTGACTCCCGAGGCTCCTTTGGCAGCTACTGATTCGGAAGCCTTTTTAACTTTTCCTTCAGATTTACTAATTCCTTTGGAAAATTCTGTACCTAACTTCTCTCCTTCTTTCGAAGACTCGTTAGACTTAACTTTAATCTTTGCACTTTTAGACAACTTATTGGTTGCATTCTTTACAGCACCGCTTTCACCAGCAAGGCCACTAGATAGTGCTTTATTCGCTTTGGTAGCTTCTTTAGAGTATTCTGTATCAAGACCAGAAATAGCTTTAATAGCATCTTTCTTAACCTTTTCGGCCTTCTTTTTAGCATCGCCCTTATCAAGCTCTTTGCCAAAGTTCTTGCTTGCTTTGCCTGCTTCTTTTCCAACTTCATCAGACAAACCTTTAACGCCTTCACTGGCTCCCTTTTTATAGGCTGTGGCTTTCTTCTTTGCATCACTAGGATTAAGGTTCTTAGTTAACTCAGATTTAGCTCCTCTAAGAGCATTAGCTATTGTAGAACCAACTCCAGGAATATGTTCAGCAATTGTAGCAATAACTTCCAGTATTAATCCACCAAGACTTGCAAATATGTTTCGGAAAGCATCAATGATTCTTGGTCCATTTGAATCAATACTAACAGCCATGCTATCAATTAACGATATGATGAAATTAGTGCCTGCTTCAACAATTTGAGGAAGCATTACTGCTAAACCGTTAATAAAGCCCGTAACAATATCACCAGCTAAAACAACTATACGTTCAATGTTGTCAGCTATTCCTTGTATCAATGACGTTATTAATAAAAATGCAACCTCAATAAGCATTGGAGCTAACGTCTTTATTCCATTAAGAATAGCCAAGCCTAATGTTACTGCTGCTTGGACTAACTGGGTGGTTCCTGCTAACAAAGTTGTAGCAAATATAAGCACTCCCTGGGCAATGGCTGTAGCAACAAGTGGCACAAAACCAACTATTCCGGCAATTACGATACCTATAGAAGCGACTATACTTGCAGCATTAGCAGCTAAAGCCGTGGCAAACATTGCAAAGCCTGCGGATAGCATCAATATACCAGCACCAACAGCAGCAATGCCAACACCAAACAAAGCCATAGCTCCTGCTATAAGTAATAATATAGGTGCAACCGGTGCTAAAAGATACCCTGCAGCACCAAATATCGCCAAGGAACCAGCTAAAACACCAAGGGCTTTTGCAATCTCCGTCAATGACATCTGAGAAAACTGCATAAGAACTGGCACCAAAGCATTTAAAGCAACTGACATAATTAAAACAGCTGCTGCACCAGCAATAGCTCCAGTCATTGCTTTTGCAGAAATAACAAGAGCCGCCAAGGCACTGGCAAGCATAATTATACTATTGCTTATCTGATCTAGAGACATACTACCGAAACTCGAAAGGGGAGCAACAAGCATTTTAATAGCCTCAGCCATAATAACAAGAGCTACAGATGAACCAAGAATACCTTTACTGCCACTTGTAAATTTAGCAAACGCTCCAAACATTGCAAGTAAAGCACCGATAGCTATCATACCTTGTTTTAATTGGTCAATATTCATTTCGCCAAATACAGACACGACGCCAGTCAATACTTTTAAAGATTCAGCAATGATAAGAATAGCGGCTCCCGTAGTAACACCCAGCTTACCGTACTTAGCTACAACCAAAAATGCAGCTACTTCAGCAAGTAGTGCTCCAACCCCACCAAGACCCTGAGCCATCTGATCAGGATTCATTTGACCAAGTTTGTCTAAAGCCACTGCTAAAATATTAACAGCGACAGACATTGTAATCATTCCGCGAGCTGCTTTTTCAGCTTTCTTGCCACCAAATTTGTTTAGGGATACAGCTACGCCAACTAATATAGCAGACAGTCCAGCTATAGCTGCGACGCTGTTTCCTAACTGATCCGCAGGAATATCAGAAATTTTCTTCATAGCGGAAGATAGAATCAATACTGATACGGAAAGCTTCATCATAGCTGTTGCAGCCATAGAAATTCCACGCATCCCCGTTCCGGAAGACAGCTTCTCAAATACAAGCAGCGAACCAATAAGATCGGCAAACAAAGCAGTGATTCCAGCAATAGCATTTCCCATCTTTTCGGAATCAATCCCTGAAAGAACTACCAGTGATAACGCTAATACGCCAATAGCTGTTGCAATTCTTAATAAAGTACCAGCTTTTAAACTTTGCTGAAAACTCTGAAATGCTTCCTGTACACCAGAAAGGGTCGTCTTAATACTTTTTACGACACTTAGGCCTGTTAAGTCTTTCGCAGAACCCGTTAATAAGTCCACAAATTTCTTAATCCCAAGAGCTATAGCTGTTAAAATACCACCATTAACTAAACCTTGGGCAGAATTGGCATCAAATCCTTCGAATGCTTTTGTAAACGCATCGGCAATTGTTTTTGCTGTATTTTTCAGTGCGGTTCCGACAGCACTCAAAATATTAAACAATGTTGTAAAAACGCCACCGGTTTTGTTAACAGAACTTTCAGACTCTGTTGTCAGATTAGTAAAGAATTCTTTAACTTTATCTATAAATCCTGAAAACTTACCAGATACGTTATCAAAAATACCAGATAAATTTTCTAATCCATCGGACAGAACTTGGAACGGGGCACTGCCCATGATAAAATCAACTAATTTCTTAAATGTTTTATAGAAAATATCATTTTCTTTTATGGTCTTATCGATGGAAGTAATAAAGTCTCCAATACTTCCTGTGGTTTCTAAAAAGCCAGAAGCTGCTTTCGGTAGTAAAGAACCAACAAGTGGTTTTATTGCTCTCACAAATCCGGAAACAAGCTGAACACCAATGTCTAATGCTGCAAATATACCTCTGAAAGTATATGTGAGATTACCACTATTTAATGTTAAAAAAGTGCTAATAGTATCAGTTAAATGCTCAAATCCTTTCGTAAGATTGAGCAACTGCTTGGATGTCATCGGCGGAAAAATATCGCGAAATGCTTCATTCACATCCGATGCTATCAATTTTAAAGATTTCCAGGCATTCATAATACCGTTGCCTAGAGTATCTCTTCCACCAAGGTCTTTCCAGCCTTTGACCAGAGCATTTCTTTCGTCAGCGTTGGCGTCTATAATTGCGCTGATTTCTTTATTGACAGTAGTCCAAAGCTTTTTGGCTTCGTTAAAGTCACCAATAATATATTCCCATGTCAGAGCCCAGCCAGACTGAGCAGCCTCTCTAAGAGTGTCAAGCAACTGAGTAAAAGTTTTTACTTCTGTTGCTGCTTCCATAGCCTTCTTGCCTATGTCTGTTGTTTCGTCAGTATACCTAGAAAGGGTACTAGTTAAAACTTCCGTGGTCATCCATTGATACCCCAAAGAATCATTGAAGTTCTTTGTAGCATTAATGGTTTCTTTCATGTTTGAGCCCTGACCATTTTTGGTAAGGACCTCATACATACCGTCAGCAGTCTTTTTAACCGTTCCCGCTGCCACCGCGGAATCCAATAATTGCTGTTTAAATTCCTGGGTAGCCATTCCGGCATTCTCAATAGATTTCCAGTCAATTAATTTTACGTAACCAGCAGACAATGCCTGTGAAAAGTTATACATAGCATGAGAAGCCTGCTGAGCGTTTGCACCTGAAACCGCTGCAACATTAGCAACACCCTGTATGGCTTTAACAGCTGTATCAAGATCCACGCCGGCATTGGTAAACTTACCAATATTGGAAGTCATATCTTTAAACGAATATATGGTTTTATCCGAATATACGTTTAACTCTTCAAGCTTCTCTTTTACCTGTTCAAGACTTACAGCCGTGCCATCAGCATTCTTAGCACCCATTAAAATTGTCTGAATAGAATTAATCTTCTCTTCATATTCTGACAAACCGGTCTTGACCGGGTCTATAGTTAATGATGAAAGCAGTCTTTTGCCGGTATTAATAGCACTATTGGTAATGTTTTGTAACGCTGTAACGCCAATAATTCCCATCGTAGAAAATCTACCGGAAATTGTTTGAATGGAAGAAGCTAAACCACTTGCAGCATTACCTAAGTTCAAACTGGCTTTCAAATTATCGAGACTTAGCATACTCGTTTGTATATTCTTCTCGAAATTCGAATTGTCAAACATCATTTGAACAACATTTTGTTCTATGTTACTCACGGTTTAACCTCCTTCCCTAAGTCATTCTGTATTTCGTCAAGCAATGCTTTCATACCGGGATTAACATAATCTGTTCCAGACACATAGCCACCGGTGCCTGTTCCATGACCATATTGAATAATAACAGCAATGTTTGTCCCAACATTTACATTACTATTGGTCCATGTAATTGAAGCTCGATCGCCATTTCGTTCGATTACATAGCCCCATGAATCAGCTGTTATTCCAGTATCTACAGGTGTTGCTGATCGTAATATTTCAACGCCCTTTTGCCCATATTGCTCAAGTTTTTCCATTTTGGCAGCATTTGAAAGCTTTCTAAAATATTCAGTAGTCTTTTCAAAATTGCCTTTAGCTTTTATAGTAATCATTTCTTTAATTTTCTAAGTCGACTTTCGTTCATTGATACCATGTCTTTCAACGACTTGCTTCTGCTCATCTTCTTAGCAGGCTTTTGCTTTTCACTGCATATGGCTATCAACGCCCAAAGCCTTCCGAAATGCCACTTTTCACATTTAAAAGGGATACCGAACTCTATCATCCAATAATAAATTAATTCGGATGATACCTGTTCGCCGTTGTGTCGTCCCTTTGTTAATTTTATAGTCGTTGCGGTCATAGGATCATTAATGTATTCATTAACTTTCTCTATGACTTCGTCCGTAACTAAATAATACGTCTCAGGAGGCACGTTTTGTGTAATAGTCATACATTTGACGTAATAACGACTTTCTTCAGGAGTTCGTGGTTCTCTGGAAAAGAAAAACTTTTTGTAATGTGCCTCCCATTTTGAAATGGAGATTAAAGAATGCTCCAATGTGAGCTTTCTACCTTTTATCGTAAAGAATTTGTTGGAGCGTTCATCGTAAAACTCCCTGTCTTTCAACTCTATTTGGAGCACTCTTTTCACCTCGCTGTTTAATCTACAATACTAAAAGGACTGTTCAGGTTTTCGGGTGTTGGTGCCTCTGCCGATGGCAAATTCTGAGGTACAACGGCGTTGAAGAATTCAGACGCAAAATCGGCATCTGTTGTAAGTCTTGTATAGAGCTCGTCATAACATTTGGTAGCTTTAAACCGGTTAGAAATCTCTTCTGATTTCATAAAAGTTTCACCATCAACCGACTTTTCTCCATAAGCAAACAACAGAAACTTCTCAAAGTAGTCGCTCATCTTAGGCCAATCCTGGTCTTCAATAATCTTTTTAAGATAGCCGACAAGACCTCCGGAAGATGACATCTGCATTTTCATCGCTTCGGATTTCGAAATGTTAAAGTAACAAGTTTTTTCTCTAGGATTACCGTCCCAGTCCTCGTATTTGATTGTTAATGAATGCATAGGGTTCCTCCTTTATTGTTTGATCTAAGCAAACATTGCAATAACCTGATCAGGTGTTGGCAATGTCGGGGCTGTAGCTTCCGCAGCGTTAGTGCCTGTTACGGCATCAGTTCCGTAAAGCATGTTTTCAAGAGCTTTGAGTTTAGGATCGTCCATACCGCCAGAAAGCGTTCTTGTATCAATCTCAATAGACGACGTCTTCTTAACTTCGTCATTAATTGTTACATTTGCGGGTGTACTGGATGCTTCCCAGGAAAAACTCGCTGCCTCCGGAGAATCATTAATTGTCTGGTAAGCCCTCTCAGAAGGAGAAACTGTAAGTCCATATACAATATGAATAATATAACCAGCATCTGCCGTAACATCGTTACCGACCTTGGTACGATATGTCATACCAAATGCAGATCTTTCCTGCTGACCAATCATAACGCCATTTACAACTTTTACTCCGTTACAAGGATAAAACTCTCTAGGGCACTGGTATGCTTCGATGGTACATCCGTATTTCTCAGCGGACCTGAGAGAACCGTACTTGGCGTTATTTGCCCATAATTCTGTTTCTTCAGCTCCGGAAGGACTCTCCGTAAAGTTTTCAAGGCCGTCCCAGCCTACTCCTTCGCCATACCCACTGTCTCCTTTTACGTAAAGAACACCCCGGTCGACACCAGTTTCATAATAGCGTTCGGTATCAGCATCCCATGTGATTCTTCCTGCTCCCATAGTATAATACCTCCTTAATAGTAAATACTAAATACATCATGATAAAGATTGTCCACTATAAACCTACGGTCAAACTTGCACATAGGTATAGTGGACATGATTCTTTCGTAATAGTCATTGTCAACGTTATCGCTTATAAACGTAACCTGATAACGTTTGACATAACCGTAAAGTTTGTTATTAGCACGCTTCTCATCATACCCACTTAATTCGTAAATACAACATGGGTATTTAAGTTTCGTATTTTCCGGAGGCTGAAAATAAGTATTAGTATTCCCTAGAATTGACTTTAGAATGTTACCAAGTTCAATTCTCCTGGTCTGACTCATTATACAAACCTCCTAACGTTAAGATAAGCCTCGGAAACCCAACTTCAACATCACCAACTTTCCATTTAGCGTCTTGCCAGATAATGTATTTCATCTTGGAGAAGTGCTTCCGGGCATAAGGGTCAGCAACTATGGAAATCTTTGTCCGAACTGACAGAGCGTCGTTAATCTCTGACCCCGCAGATATACTTCGCCCAAAATTGAGAACGTCCCCGTAGTATGGATACTCTACAATAGTTTCTTTCCATACATCCGGAGACGTTTCAACCGTATCAGCAAAACCAATTTTTCCGTAATATTTCATATTATAGTCCTATTTTGAATTGCTCTAAGAATTTTTAACCCGGAACAATCTACTAAGGTCAAACGTTCTCGTGTAAGTCTCTTCGCCAGTTTTGCTAGCTTCGACCGTGAGAACTTCATGCTTACTAGGAATTCTAACAACAAAGATTCCATTTGCATCCGGAGTAACTTCATCATTGTTAACACTAGCTTTAATGGTTACACCAGTCTCGTCAGGTACTTCGGCATGCAACGTGAGGAAATACCCTTCCTGAAGATCTTTGTCTTCGGAATAGCTTGTCATACCGTCAGTATACAGAAGTATTCCTTCTACGGACTGACGATAAACATGGATGCCCTCCTGAATTTCACTGGTTACGCCTTCTGTATCAACAACTAATGCCATAAGCGGGTTAATGAGCTCGCCCATTTCCTGATTAATCTCATCATATAAATCCGTTGTAGACTTAAGAGATGTAGTACCTCCTTTGCCTACTACGAATTTCTTCATAGCATCTTTAATAGTCATGGTATATTACCTCCTAGTTTCCAGCTACTTCCTTCTCTAAGATAATAGCACTCTTAGGCTTAGTAAGAGCTCCGGAGCATCTGGTCTCGATCAGGTATTTCTCCTGGTTGTAATCAATGTCAAAGTCTTCAAACATAGATACAGCACCGCCCTTATCAGCACCGATGTTGTAGTCACTCAGGTTAACGATGATACCCATAAGCTCTTTACCGTCTGTAGAAATGTTCTCCATAACCGGAACGGTAACGATCTTAGATACACGAAGAGCTGTAGCAAGTTCTGCCTCAGTCTTATACAGCTTATGTCCGATGTCGTCTTCAAGCAGGAGCATATCAGTAAGAACATCCTCTGTGGTAAACAGTGTAGGATTTCCGGATCCCTTATAGTCCTTTCTGGACTTAACAGCTTTCCGAATGAAGTTCTTGGAAGTAGCATCCTCATCTGCTCCACGAGGAACCGTTACACGGAATGCAAAGAAGTCATGATCGGTATCTGTATAGATAGGACGAATGCATAACGGATCAATCTTGTCATCGGAAGCGCTACTTCTTCCATCTCCGATCAGAACTGCACGAGCAAGCTCCTCATCAAGCATGAGCCTCATCTCAGCTTTGATCCAAGCAACAACGTCGAAATCGGTAATATCGATAATATCGTTCTTGTCCATTTTCTGTTTCTTGTAAACAGTGGTAGGACCGGTAGTTCTCTTTAAGAGACCAAATACCTCTTCCTGCTTAATATGACCCTTCAGATAACCTCTGGCACGAGCCTCATCCATTGTAATATCAGCAAACAGAGACTTAATCCGGCTGAACGGGGAATGGTGAGTTCCGTTCATTACGACCTTTACCCAGTCCTGCTCTCTCTGAATAAACTCAGGAGTATTAGTAAGAGCTCTGGCATCCGGGAACAGGTAGTCAATGTTACCAATACCATAAGTAAGATTGGTGATTCCGGGATCGGTAAGATTATCATCTTCACCATGCATAAGCATATCGGAATGCTCCAGGAATGCGTCCTTTAAAGATCCGAGTCTCTTTGCATCTTTGATCATCTCCTTGAAATCAATACCGTGCTCCAGAGTTTCTCCGTTGTTTTCAAATACGTTGTATCTTCCCATCTCGTCGTATCCTCCATCATCATAATGTTCTGCTGTATCATTACCAGCACTCTCGTTGTCAAGAACTAAACCAACCAGAAGATCTACATTCTCTCTATCTTCCTCTGAAAGTCCTTCATACCATGCTTTTACATCTACCGCTTCGTTGTCCGGAGCGTTTTTAGGTTCAGCCACTTTCGGTTCCTCCTCTTTTTCTTCATCTGCGTGCTCAATAACATCGTTGATTACATTCTTTTCATCCGGAATAAAATCGTCGTGTTCAAGCACCACATCTTCTTCAAAGTCTGTGTATGTAACACAGTAAACTGTTCCTTCACGAGTGTCGCCATGAGATACAGTCTCGATGTAAGCTCCGGGATTAGCTCCCCTGAGAACAAGACTCACTTCATTAATGACACCATGAAGTACATCTCTATTATTGTTTTGCTTTAAATGCCCAGCATTAATAGAAAGAGCGGCAACATCTCCTGCCGAAATAGCTTCTTTACAATGCTGTGCCTTTGCAGAATTATTAAACTTACCATAGCCATAAAGGCCATCGCTACGATGTTCCAAAACAACATGTCCAAGAATGTTTGTGGGGTCAAAGTGGTCATGCATATACAAAAGGGGCACAACTTCGCCATCCTGATGCTTAAATGCTCCTGCCCTGATAGTTCTACCGTCTGAACACTTAATGTTGTTCTTGGTTACATAACCGGCAAAATCAAAAGTTTCTACCATTTTGAATTTTCAACTCCTTTCTTGCGTATTCTACATTTGCTCGTAATCATCCTGAGCTGGTTCCTGTTCTTCCGGAGGGATTTCTTCTTCTGAAGCCATAGCCTGACTGGAATCCTCAAACTTTCTATTGTTTGAATTAATCAGTTCATCCGCTTTAGGATCGTCAGAAGGCTTCATTCCAACAATCTGACGAATCTCATTTGAAGTCATGATTTCGTTTCTCGTAAACTTATCTGCCAGTTCAGCAAGATCGTTGATAGGTACGAGTCTAAACGGATCTCTAAAGAACGCAATGGACTGCCCTCTTGTACGAGCATTTGGTGTAAGAAACTTTCGTTTCATTTCATCGGCAATCGCAGAAAGGATCGGCTCGATAGTTCGATTGTAGTAATTGAGCATCACTTTTTCGTCTGCGGTTCCATCAAAGACGCTTGCAGTAAGACCTAACTGGCTGTATAGCATACTCGTTAAGTACTCAATTTGAGGCATCATATTGCTTTCAACCGCTCGATTAAGTTGGATGATCTTTTCTGTACTACCTATATAGGCAATTCCGTACCTGGAATTACTTAACTGATTTTCAATCTGATTTCTTCTGTATTCAGCTTGATGTTGCTTTCGGTCATTGCTAAGAATGTTTGGAAGCTGAACTATGAGATCCAGTTTTTCTGAACCATTATGTTCATCAATGTTGTCAAGAAGATTCAGTTTTCTTATCAATCGCTGAAGCGTGGAATTTGGACTGTTCATTACAGCGTATAAAGGATTCTCAATAATCGCCACACAGTCCTTGGCGAATACTACTTCTTCATGTCGACCGGTATCTTGGTTAAAGAGTCGAACTTTAACGTGCTTAGGATACCATTGAGTAATTGTACCTGCTCGCAGCGAGTAAATGTCATACGAATTGCTAAAGTTCGGATTACTGCTGGCAGACTCTATGACAATGGCCACAACGCCTTCGTCGAACATGGTCATCGCAACATCCTGAATAAACGCTCTACCGGTTTGGTCTCTATTAGCACTTACTGTAAGACAATAATTAAGACCAGAATCAACTTCGCCAATAAAGCGTTTGTTCTGGTCCATGTATACATGCTCAATATTAACCGAAGCCACGTCAATAGCTAGTCTGTTATAAACAGCCGTGATAATAGACCGGTCATGTCCACCGAGAATACGCCTTCGATCGGGCCTTAAGCCAGTTGAAAAACCTCCATACATGTAAGGACCAGATTGAGGTGTCGGATCTCGTCCTAAAAATGCGTTCCAAGCTCCTTTAAATCTGTCTGTTAATCCCATTTTGAATTATTCCTCTTTATCCATCTCTACGTTTAACCTGAATTCTAATTCAGCAATTGTCTCCTTTAAACTTTGTATCATTGCGCCGTTTGTAGGAGCATCAAAGATTAGTTTGGTTTTTAAGTACAAGTACGTCTTCACGGACTGCATAAGATTCATGTCGTCTGAGAACTCGTCCCATGTTTCGGCTTCGCCTGTGATTTGAAAAGGCTCTTTTGGTCCAACTCCCATTTGGCAGAGAATCATGAATACAGAATTAATGTGAATGATGAGATCCTCATTAAAATGGTTATAGTCCGTATCAATTCCTATTAATTTCTTGATTGTTAATAAAATACTTTCCATGTTTAATTAATACTAGATAGTGTAATAAATTCGATCACGATATTTATAAGACACGTCTCTCGGCATGGCTAACGCAACAGCGACTGCGGCGGCACCAACTTTAAGGGCTGTTTTCTGGCGATCAGAAAGACCTTTGCGTTCCCCCTTTGCCGCTTCATCAGCTTGAGCTTGTCTCTTATCTGCTTTAGCATCCATAGCGCTAGTATATTTGCCTGCTAGTTTTTTAGCGGTTGCTGCCTCCTGCTGTGCGCGATTTGCCTTGTCTCTTTTTGTTCCGCTCTTTGGATTTGCATCTGCCTGAGCTTGCCTTTTAGCTGCCTTTCTATCCATAGCATTAGTGTATTTACCTGCTAATTTATGAGCTATTGCGGCTTCCTGCTTAGCTCGATCGGCTCTACTTCTTTTAACCCCAACTGACTGTTTCTTAAGAACGCTAAAAGGATCAGAATAAGTGCTAGGCCGATTTTTCTTAACACTCTCGGCCGTTACACCATCTCGACGCACACCCATTCGCATAGCGGCTGCTGTGTTTTTAGCTACTGTCACACCATACCGTTTGGCTCCCGCTGCTTTTAAAGAACCATCAGGATTCTGAAATCTTCTTACACCCCAGTGTTGGCCTTTTATGCCATGGTGGTACAGTTCATCGTCATAGTATCTACTCATTATTAACTCCCTATCATTTTTACATATGTTTAAGTTTACGCGTCATGTAGTCATGCCAGTATATATAATCTTTTTCGTAATTTTTAGACCCTTTTGCCATTTCTGATGCAAAAGAATGTGCATATCCTTTTTTGTCCTTCGGGACGTTAACTGACGACGCACGTCCTTTAGAATCTATTTGAATATTTTTAGCAAACTCAAAGTCGGTTGTTCGTTTTGCTGGTTGTGCTGTTTTCGGTGCAGCAACGTTGGGTGTAATGGTCGTTCGACTAGACGGCTGCACTATTCTTGGTGTAGCAACGTTGGGTGTTACGGTGTTTGGTTTAAATGTGTTTGGCTTAAAAGTATCTGGTTTAAAAGCATTGTCAATTACTCTTGCAACATCAGCATTGGCCTGCTTTGACTTCACAGCATACGCTGTTCCACCAGCTATCAAAGCAACACCAATAGCCGCAGCACCAATCTTAAGAGCTCGCTTTTGTTTATCGGATAAGCCTTTTCTTTGAGCATTTTGATTTGAGTCCTTGCTTGAACCTTTTCTATGAGATTTTCCAGCAGATGTATAGCTACCATCTTTATTCTGAAATCTTCTTATGCCCCATCTCTGACCTTTTATGCCATGATGGTATAGTTCGTCATCGTAATATCGTCCCATAATTAATATTAATCAAATAATTCTGTATTAAGTTTATACGCTACATAAGCGTCCATCATGGCAGCAACATTGTCAATTTTCCTGTCATGGCGGCGCTTTAATAACTTTCTATTACCATTAGTGTCTTCCATGGTAATACAATTACCCATGGTAAACTGCATAATAGATTCATCAAAAATAAGCATCCGTTCTTCTGCCAGATGCTTTAATTCTCCAAGAGGTACAGACTCAGTCTTTGCACCCTGGATTACTTTTTCTATTCCATAAGGGCCATGCTCCGCTTCCCAACGCTCAACGAACTCTCTAGCATTGTAAGGGTCAAACCCAAAACAGGAAACGTCGTACCTGCCATCCTCAATATACTTATCAAGGTCGTCATATACGTCCATCATTTTGAGAACTGTTCCTTCGAACACCATGAGACTTCCTTCTTGTATGAATTCGTCATACTTGGTTCTCATAGCTAGTGGAAGTTCTGCAAACGTCTTGGAAGTAATATAGCTGCGAGCCTTTACTCCAAAGCTACCGTCTTTTAAAGGAAATAGAAATGTGAAAGCGCAGAAATCATCGCCCTGCGAAAGGTCGGCGCCTAGAGCACATGGCATGTTCCAGAATGTTGCTCTGCTGTGCGGTTTGGTTTCGTCGTATGTAAAGAAATATGTGAAACCTTCCATCGGTATGTTGAATCTCTTCGCAAGGGTGTCATTTCTTACGGCTGGGTTCGCCTCTGCTCTCTCTACCTCAATCTGATAGTCTTCATAACTAACAGTTTTGTTAAGATTCGGCTGAGCCTTAATCCAAAGTTCCGGTCTTCCTACTTCTTTGATGTCGTCAAGACGATAGTACCAAATGGAAACATGAGGATCGTTGTACTTTCCCTTAAGAATGTTAAGGAGTTCCATTTTGATTGTATCGCCGGCACCATTTCGAACAGTTCCTTCGGAGCTGGTGCAAACTATTAACCAATTTGGAATCTTAGTTGCTCCCTGCTGAAGAGTTCCTATAACATCCTCACGAATATCGCCGGAAAGCCACTCATCTACCGTAGCAATTTTGCATCGAAGCCCCTGAAGTTTGTCTATAGACATAGGTCGAGATTCGATGATAGACCCGGTTAGAAAATTTTCAATTCCTTTCTTTGTGGAAGCAAGCTTTACACGTTTTGCTTTGGAACCAGTAGTATTTTGAATTGAGCCTTCTGTTAAAAACTTAAACAAAGGTCCTCTGGCTCTCGTTATAGAAGTTCGAATCGGTGATAAGGTTTCATCAGATTGTCTGATTGTTGGAGCTGTAACGACTTGATCAGTTGTCGAAGTGTCTACATTTAAAAAGAAACTTTGAATTGTTGAGGCGTACATGGATTTTGCTCCGCCTCGTGGAAGAATAATAAATTGCTTGTTTATTAATCGTTGCTTTACGCGCTTGGTTACATATCGTTCAAGTTCTGGATCAAACACGCTTCTGTTGACGAAATAGTACCATCCAAAAATCTGCTCACCCCATAGCTTGAACGTATCCAACAAAAATAAATCTGAGCCATCGGTTAACGTGAGCTCGTTTTCGCAGTAGGAGATCCATCCTTCGACAGCCTGATCGTCATAGTAAATACCTGGGTTTGCGATCAGCTTATCGATACGATTCATTTCCATTGAGATTTCTCTACAAACTGGAATCTTACCTCGTATTACCTGATCCCGGAATTCTCCATAGTACTTAGGTATTGCTGTGTTTGATAAAGACATTATTCACCTATTCGATGTATATTTTTATAATGAGCTATTGGGTCTGTTTGAATTTTATAGTATGAATATGGTTTTAAAGTTCTTTTAATCCTATTTTTTAAATTTCTACTGCGGACTTGTTTCGTTTTGCGCACTAATTCTTTATAGTCTTGTTTGTATCTCTTTTCGATATCTGGTCGATAATCTCGTTCAACTGCTTTACGACTGGTATTATATCCGGAACCAATCTTGGAATTCATTCTTTTTCTCCAGTCAACTTCAGAATTTACTCGATTTTCAACGGCCCTTTCCATAGCTTTATTGATGACAGATTTTGCTTGTACTGACGCTTTAACATGCTGTCCAACTTTGTATCCACCATAGACAGCTAGAGCTGATCCAACTGCCACAGCACCGATTTTCAAAGCTCGCTTTTGCTTATCAGATAAACCTCTTTTAGTCCCATTTTGATTTCCTGAAGAATCTGAAGTCTTTCTATGAGATTTGCCAGCAGACGTATAACTGCCATCTTTATTCTGAAATCTTCTTATACCCCATCTCTGACCTTTTATGCCATGATGGTATAGTTCATCATCGTAGTATCTTCCCATAACAACTACCTACTTCTTCTTGCGAGGCTGTCGCCCATAGCCAATAATCTTTTGAGCTTCCTCTTTGCCATATCTTCGCTCAAAAGCTTTCTGCGTTGCATAAATTGTTGCACCGGCAGCCGCCACTTTTGCAGCATCGTTAACGCCTGTACGAGCCCCGCTTTTAGCAGCTTTCCAAGCTTCTCCTGGAGCTGCTTTTGCAGATTTTACTAATTCGCGACCAGCACTTTTAGCAGCGCTCGAAACTCCTGATGCGGCTTTACTAGCCGTCTTTCGCATAGCTAAGGAAACGGCAGCTTTACCAGCATTGATTGCTGCTTGGCCACCAGGTGTAGATTTGGCTAACTTATAAGTTCCATAAGCAAAGATTGTAGCAGCAACAACTCTGGAACCAACTTTAAGCGCTGTCTTCTGACTATCGGATAGACCTCTGCTATTTTCTGCCTGAGCCTGTCTTTTCGCTGCTTTGGCATCCATGGCACTAGTGTACTTATTAGCTAATTTGTGAGCACTAGCAGCTTCTTCTCTAGCACGAATTGCTTTTCCCTGTTTGCTTCTACTGCCAGGGTTAGCATCGGCTTGTGCTTGCTTTTTAGCAGCTCGTCTATCCATTGCTCCGGTATACTTACTGGCTAATCTGTGAGCACTAGCAGCCTCTTCAGATGCTCGTCTGGCTCGACCTGCTGCAGTGTAAGAACCGTCTTTATTTTGATACCTTCGAACACCCCATTTCATACCACGAACTCCAAAATGGTATAGTTCGTCTGATCGTGGGGGTTCTCTGTAAAAATTGTAAATCGATTGTGTCATTATTTTTTTTCTCCATAATAAAAAAAGCCCCTTAATATTAAGAGACTTTTAATGCAGAAACGTTAACCTCTATTGTATCATCATATAATCCATTAAGAACAAAATCCATACAGCTCATATAGCTAACTTTTTTTGTCTTTTTATTCGCGACCCATAATGAATCGTCATAATATTCTTTAGTATCAAGTTTGAAATAATAATTTTCTGCATCTTCTCGAACGTAATAAATCTTTTCGTTCAACAGTTCTTTAAAAGTATATGCCGCTTTAATACTAATTCCCCCTAATCATCTTTTTAATTGCATCTAGATCAATTTGCGCGTTGTCAAGACGTGATGCTGTAAAATACTCATTAGAGTCTATATATTTCCAGTACTTTCTTACTATATCATTTCCGCGATTATGTTGATAGTCCATAAAAGAAACTTTACCATCTTTTATTTCAAAATTAAATGCGTGTCCTCCTTTATAAGGAGAATCCTCCTTCCACTGTATACCACAAACCCCAGAAGCATTAACACCAAATCTTCGTACAAGTAATTCGGCGGCATCGTCAGGAGATCTTCCAAATTTTGTTGCACTTCCTTCTATTAATTTAGCGTTTTTAAAACAACTCTCCACAACACCAGCAAGTAGTTGCTGTTTTCCACCAGTGGATTTGGAAGTGACATCAACGCCATATTGCCTTCTTAGAAATCCAGCAATAGCACAAGAGGTACAATTGTTTGCACCTTCTGGGGCGCCACGTAACTGGTTTACATTAGCCAAGGTATCAGATAACGATTCTGAACTACGCAGTTTCTTAAAAACAGATGTTGGAGAAAGGCTATCTGATAGCAATGGTGTTTTAAGTTCTGGAATAGCGTTGCCAACAGCTTTTCTTCCACTGTCTTTAACAAAACTAATTTTACCAGTCTTAACTGCATATGCAGTTCCACCAGCTATTAAGGCAACTCCTACAGCTGCTGCTCCAATTTTTAAAGCACGTTTCTGTTTATCAGATAAACCTTTCCTTTGGCGATTTTGATTTGAATCGGTTGATGAAGATTTCTTTAATGAACTTCTCCATCCGGCCTTCTTTTCGGAAGCGGAATGATCAGAAGCACCTAATGGATAAGGTGGACCATTCATGTGACCCCACTTTTGACCTTTTATACCGTGGTGGTATAACTCATCAGATCTAGGAGGGGGTGAATAAAAAGAATATGGATTTACAATAATCATAATAGTCTCCAAGGACATGTATCATACTGGAATCTTTCTACTAATGTATCTGAAACCAGCAGATGCTCGTCCCCATAGTGTATAGCGTTGTGTGTATTGTTAGAAACTGTTATTAGGTATTCGGGATTGAGTAGTATTTCGCTTCGTGTAGCTATGTCCTTCTCTGTTATTGGATTCATATGATGTATCAAGATCTTTCCGTGTATTTCTCTATCAGAAATCCCAAGATCGCAACCGTTATCCCGTAACATTACCTCTCGCCGAATCCTTCGCCACTCAGATGACTTGTAAAAGACCTGATTAAATATCCTGTCAAAGCCAAAAGTCTCTAATCCAACCTGGCCTGACAATTTTAGATACTCAAATCGTTCTTTGAAAGTTAGGAGTTGTATGAGTTTGGAATATGTCTTATAGATCGTCCATCACTCCCTGGTATTTGCGCATAGAAGCAATGGCATCGGCATACAGCTCTTCAACTCTCTTGGCGGATTTCAGTTCTTCCGTCTGAGCTTTCAGTTTCTCAACTTCGTGTTTCAATTTTTCGTTCTCGTTTCGAGTCTTTTCAGACCCTTCGCGAAGGAAAAAGTGAATTATCTGTGAGGAAGCGGTGCCTTCTCGGATCTGTTTCTCTGCAGCATCAATAGAAAGAGCAATCAACTGGTTGTAACGACCTTCAGGTGTAGTAGCCGGTCGAACTTTTGGTTGAATCTCAGACTCTTTGTTCATGCTTTCACCTCCTTTTCACAGAAATATACTTACATTTGTATACTTTTCATAGGGTATAGACTGCTTTTGGGAATGTTTAAATGCACACATATTAACCAATAACATACTAACCGGAGAAACCCTAACAGAAAGGAGTGGCCTATACCCTACAAAAAATATACAATTGTTTTCACAAATATCACCCCCGGAGAAATTTTAAAG